GATGCGACAATTTCACTTGGTGGAGTTTGGGACGCAACTGCAGACGCAATATTTGGTGCAGTAGTAGGTCAATCCGCTACATTGTCATTTGAATATAGTCCAGAGGGAACTGCCTCTAGCAAAATCAAATACACTGGCGAATGTATCTTGACAAACTATGCTATTTCTTCACCAGTAGGAGATGTTGTTGCATTTTCTGGCGATTTACAAGTAACAGGTGCAGTAACTAGAGGAACACACTAGGTTTACAATGAGTGAAAATAAAAAACGCTTAACGCTTGAAGATTTGGCGTCAATACCAAATGTTCCTGAAGAAGAGGTATTTATACCTCAATGGGATAGAACAATCTTGGTACAAGGCATTTCTAAAGCAACACAAATCAAATTAGGTCGGCTTATCAATGCAGAGGAAACAGACGCATTTGACTACCAAAAAGAACTGTTAAAGGTTTCTGTGGTAGAGCCAAAGCTTGATGATGACGCAATCAACATGCTTTATGAAAAAGATTCTACAATTATCGATCAGATATTTGTAGCATTAAATGATATAAATGGCATTGGGGGATCAGGCGATTTAGCCGACCAATTTTGAAAACGATTCTGATTTAACATTTGAATTTAAATTAGCTCGTGATCTAGGTATGACTGTTGGTAGTATGCGACAATCAATGTCCGTGCTAGAATATCAGCAGTGGATAGGTTTTTATCTATATGAGAAAAAACGCCGAGATTACCAACAAGCAATGCAAGAGGCAGAATTGAATAAACAAAGGTCTAAAAGATAATGGCAGTAGCAGATATATTTATTCGTATTGTTACTAAAGGTGCCGAACTTGCTAATAAACAAATGGATCGTCTTGGTGGTGGTCTAACAAAGGTAAGTAAGGTTGCCAAATTAGCAGGTATTGCATTTGCTACAACATTGGCAGTTGGCATATCTAAGGCAGTAAAACAATTTGTAGAGTTTGAAGACGCATTAAACCAATCATTGGCAATCATGAACACAACGATTGCACAACAACATGCAATGGCAGATGCTGCAAGAGAAGTTGCAATTTCAACTAGGATTTCTTCAACAGAAGCCGCAGAATCGTTTTTCTTCTTAGCATCAGCAGGTCTTGACGCAACACAATCCATTGCAGCTTTACCACAGGTTGCCGCCTTTGCACAAGCAGGTATGTTTGATATGTCATTGGCAACAGATCTAGCAACTGACGCACAATCCGCCTTAGGTCTTACAGTTTCAGACGCACAAAAAAACTTAGAAAATTTAACAAGGGTTACAGATGTATTAGTTAAGGCAAATACATTGGCAAACGCAAGTGTACAACAGTTCTCAGAAGCATTAACTACAAAGGCAGGTGCGGCCTTAAAGGTAGTTAATAAAGATATTGAAGAGGGTGTTGCAGTTTTGGCCGCCTTTGCAGATAGAGGTGTTAAAGGTGCAGAGGCAGGCGATAAACTTAACCAAGTATTAAGAGATATTCCAAGAGCAACTGCCAAGAATAGTGAAGAATTTGCCAAACTTGGTTTAAATATGTTTGATACAGAGGGCAATATGAAAAATGTTGCTGATATTGTAGAAGAACTTGACGCAGTTCTTGGTCCAATGTCTGATGAGTTAAAGGCTAGTACATTAGATCAATTAGGACTTAATCGTGGTGTTGCAGACGCAGTAAAGATTCTTTCTGGTGCTGGCGATCAAATAAGAGAATATGAAAAGGCATTAAGAGATTCAGGTGGTACGACACAAGAGGTGGCTGATAAACAAATTGCTTCATTAGCAGGTCAAGCCGAAATTCTAAGAGATAAATTTGCAGTTGCGGGTGAATTGTTAATTGAAGATTTTGCACCTGCTTTAGAAGATACAATTGGTTTCTTAAATACATTATTAGATATATTTATAAGATTTTCAAAAGAAGATGATTTGCCAGAAACAATTGAAGAATCAACCAAAAAACTTGTAATATTAAATGCTGCCTTAGGTGGTGGTGTAGGTGTAATTGCAAACTATCAAGGTGCTACCAATGATCTTGAAAGAGCATTAAGTGAACAAAGATTAGGAAAGCAAATGCAAAATATGGTTATAAATCAAAGAGCTATACAAGATTCTATTGATAATTCTATGCCAAGTTTTATTGATGCCAGAAGAAATGCCGAAAGATATGCAGTAGATCAAGATATGTTGGCAGTTTCTCTTATGGACACAACAAAACAGGTAGAAGAACAAACTGATGCAGTAACAGAATTATCTGATGAAATGTTGGACAATCAGTTAAGTGCATTGTCGGCAATGTTAGACGCAGAACAAAACTACCAAGATATATTAAAAGAAAATGAAAGATTATTGGATAAAAGAAAAAAGGCTGATGAAAATGTAACTGAGGTAGAGGGTAGATTACAAAGGCAAAAAGAGAAGATAACAGGCATTGAAGAAAAACTTGCAGACGCAAGAAAGAATGCAACATTAATTACTGATGAAGAAAAACTTGCAATTCTAAGACAAGAAGCCGCTGTTCAAAGATTAGTTGAAATAGAGGATAAATCAGAATTACAAAAACAAGAATTAATTGTTGCCGAGAAACAACTTGGTCAATTAAGACAAGAAGCAATAGGTGAAGATAGAGAAGTAATTAGATTAAAAAATGAATTAGAACAAGCAGAGAAAGAACAGATAAGGTTACTTAATGATCTTAAAGACGCACAAGAAAGATATAATCAAGCAAATAAAGAGTTTCAAGAATTAAAACAGCCACAACATTTATTAAGAATAGCAGAAGCTAAAAGAGAATTAGATAAGGCTATTTCAGATGTAAAGGCATTTGATAATTTACGGGCTGCATTAGATTCAATTGCCAAAAGTACAGGTCAAACATTGGCAGATATATATAAAGATATTATGGCAGTTATGAACATGAAACCACCAACTGCTACAACAGGTGGCGGAGGTGGTACATCACCACCAATAATACCACCAGTTTCACCATCTTCAGCACCTGTTATACCAACTGAAACAACAGCAACACAAAGGGTTTTATCTGATTCAAGATTTAATGGTGGATCAGGTGTAACAACAATATTAAATATTCAAAATAATATACAAGGTGAATTTAACCCAGATGATGTTGCCATTAAAGTTATAGAGGCACAAAAAAGAGGTCTAAAGGTTATATTATGAGTGTTGCCTTTGATACAAATGTAACACTAACAGTAGAGGTAGCATTTGATTCTAATCCATTTGATACAAGTCCATCTTTTACAGATATATCAGCATTTGTAAGATCATTTGCAACTGCTAGAGGCAGGGTTAACGAATTAGGTCAATTTGGTGCAGGAACATTAACATTATTATTATCAAATGCAGATAATAGATTTAATCCAACAAACACATCTTCGCCATATTTTGATTCATCGGCAGGTAAAACAAAGATACAACCTTTAAAGAGGGTAAGGGTATCTGCTGTTTATGATTCAGTAACATATAGAATGTTTGAGGGATTTTTAGATAAAATACCAGTTTCTTACCCAGCAAATGGTAATGATTCAGTAGTAACAATTACGGCCTCAGACGCGTTTAGAATATTTAGACAGGGTGATATTCAAGCAAGAGGTTTTAGATTAGGTCTGCCCGGATTTTCTGAAATTGGTCAATCAACAAGACTTTCTTTTACACCAAATACCAATGAATTATCAAGTACAAGAGTAACCAATATATTAAATGCAATTGGTTGGCCTTCAGATCGTAGAGATATAAATACAGGTACATTACAGGTAGGTACACAACAATCAACAGATAATGTTTTGACGGCATTACAAGAGTGTGAAACTGCTGAAAATGCGCAATTATTTATATCTTCTGACGGTAAGGTAACTTTTAGAAATAGGGATTATAGATTATCAAATACAAAGGCAATAAATGTACAAGCAACATTTAGTAATGACGGATCAAATTTACCTTATACAGATGTTGGTATTTCGTTTGATGATGAAGAAATAATAAATATTTATGAATGGCAAAGAGAGGGTGGAACAACCCAGTATATTGCAGATACAGATTCAGTTTTATCTTATGGTGCATTTGTTAATCAACAGACAACAATAAATATTTCTGATACAAATGTAGCCTCAATTGTTTCACAAAAGGTTGCAGAAACCTCTACACCTATAAAAAGATTTGAAAGATTAGTAATAAATCCTAGACAAAATACGCTAATATGGAATCAAGCACTTGGTAGAGAGTTTGGCGATAGAATTAAAGTCAAGGTTGTAAACCCAGATGGCTCATCGTTTGAAGATGAGGTGTTAATTGAGTCTATAACTCATGAGGTGTCTGCACTTGCACAATCATGGAATTGGACATTAACATTAAGCCCAGCAGGTTCTTCGGCATGGATTCTAGGACAGGCTAAACTAGGTGAGGGAACACGATTTGCTTACGCATAAGGAAAGGTAATAATGGCAGGCGCAGGTTTTAAAGTATACGCAACTGGTGATCTAATCACCGCAACAGAATTTAACACATTTCTACAAGAACAAGTGATAATGGTATTTGCTGATAGCTCTGCACGCGATTCTGCCGTATCAAGTCCAAGTGAGGGTATGTTTTGTTATTTGAAAGATACCAATGTGTTGCAATTTTACGATGGTAGCTCTTGGGCAAGTTTTATTGGTGAGGGTGATATTACAGGTGTAACAATTACAACTTCTTCTACATCTGGTTTATCAGGTGGTGCAACAGCAACATCTGGTGCATTTTCTTCAACATTAGTTATAGCACCAAATTTGGCTACATCAGCCACGGTTGCAGGAACAGATATTGTTTTGATCGGCGACGCTGATGATAGTAATAATTTGAAAAAGACAACAGCACAGGATATTGCTAATTTAGCAGGTGGTGTTACATTAGGATTAGTATTGGCTCTTAGCTAGGAAAGGAAAGTAAATTGGCAGATGTATTAGAGGGCGTAGTTGGAACATTAGGAACTAGCAACGCAGATTTATTAGATGCGGTAGGATCATCTACAACTGAAACAATAATTGGCATGAGTTTTTCAAATGTCAATTCAAGTAGTGCAGATGTAACGATTGATATTGAGATTGTTAAGTCTGGAGGATCTACTACACCACATCTTCTCAATGATGTAACTGTTCCCGCAGGTACAACGCTTGTTTGGGAAACAAAGGTAGTTTTGACAACAGGCGACAAGATTCAGG